CTCCAAAGTCACATAAGCCTTGCAATGGAAATAAAACCAAAACATCGGTAGCTACTAACATGCATAACGCATATAGTCTTCTAAGACTTACTCAAGTCTCCCAGGACAAAGATAGCAAGAAAGCATAAATCACTCTCTCAGTGGCGGATCACCGTACGGTTTCTCAAGGAAATTTTTCATTTCTCCAAGAGTCCAAAGGGTGCGAGCACCAGTTGGCCTGTAATTTCAGGCCCGTTTACACTGAGCAGTTCTTCTTCCCCACTAACTGGACGTTAGCCGTTTCCAGATCCTCAGTGACTTGCGCAATAACGCGCCGATTGAAGGTTTATATTAAGGAGACCTACAACTCCTACCCCTGCATTTTACCGTTGAGCAGCCTTTTAACCTGCTCAACTGACAAATGCAGAGATCGTGCCAATGGATTTTCAGAGGGTTCACCTTGCGGCGCAACAACCGTAACCAACTCTGGAGAATCAGGCTCATCAATTGAAATGACTTTTCCTGATCGTTGCTTTTTCAATTCCTCAATTTGAGCTTTGAGGACATCAACTTCTGACTTCTGCTCTTCAGCATAGAGGTTCCATTCCTTTTCCGGGACTGAATAATCAATCTCGAACTCCGATTTTGAAGTTGGGAACACCCCCATCTCAAGTTTAGCCAGAGTTTTCTTAGATAATTCTTTCATCCAATGGTCTTGCTCATATCTTGGCACACCATGCACATGGCATAGTAAAGGTCCATCAATGGCCCTAAATCTGAGCGAAACCTTCTCATTCCAAAAGGAGTCATCCTGCTCTTTTTCCTCCAACTTCTTTTGCATAGTTGAAGCAGCAAGAAGCTTCTTTTTCTGCAGCTGAGCAAACACTTGCTCCTCCTCCATCGTAAGGCCAACACCGACTTGTGTCGCAAAATTGCCTCGCGGATAATACTGAGCCAGAGCATTTTGCCCAAACTCAGGCAATCGCATCACTGAATAATGCATTTGTGCAATTGCAGGAGCATTTGATGCAAATGCCACTTTTGGCAAAAGCTGCATAAACACACGATTTGCTGACGTGCATTGTGTGACTCGAATAATGAGCCACCAGAATGAGAAACTCGCACCGGCCACAACCGTCGGTGCAGAGTATGAATATTCAGGTCTCAATGTTGGAGGGGGCAATTCAAAATCAGCTCCTGCCCAATACACTCCTGAATACACTCCACCAGTTACCACTTGCGTGGCAGTAGGTGTAAGTGATGCTCCAACAGTCGCTGTGTACAGCTCCCAATAGCTGAACAAATACGTACCAACTGGCAATCGAAAATAAGATGCAGCCCCACTAACTGGGAAATACATTGCTGGATTATATGCATACTCGATCACCAAGTTGTTGAAACCCGTAAGATTGCGAATCAAAAATGCAGCGGGGTCAAGTTCCACATTTGACACACGCTGAACAAGCTGCCCACTCGTTGCTGATGCTTTACATGACAGTATAAGACTGCTCATGTCAGAGTTTTGATATTGCGAAAAACGAATCTTCACTCGCAAAAATAATTCTCCCATACTAGAGAGACCAGTGTCTAGGTTTTCACCTGCGAACACTGACAAAACTCCCGCTGAGAAAAATCGATTCTCAGCAGCAACACCTGGTCCGGTAGGTGGTGCAACACCGCCAGTCGACAGTTGCACCAATTCGGCATCAGTATACAGCAACGATCTGTTGAAGGTGGCCTTCCCTCGGCACTGTCCAGCCCACAGTGTATGTTTCCGAGAGAATTTATGCCCGAGGATTGTGGCGCTATTTGTTGTGGCGCCCACTGAATATTTATCCTCTGCATCAGGGTCAGGCAAGACCCAATATGCACCTGGTGTGCTAGAAGCAACACTAGGGAGCAAATGATACTCCGCATCCAAGATCTTCCAACGCTCATAGAGATCAAAATCTCTTCCAATATTCTGACCAGCAAAGAGCGTCTTATCAATGGTTGCGGAATACATACAGCCGCCAGACACAGCAGTGGTTGTCGACGGAATAACTGGCAAGCCACTAGGGCTTATATTGCCAAGACTCAACAATGTGTCAATTGTTCTTGAGTCCCCATCCGCTGATGTCACTCGATAGAACGGTTTCACATCGAATGAATTTTGCATTTGCGTTGGCATCAATCCATCGACAATCCCACCAGAACGCCCACCAGAAGCTTTACCCTTCTTGCCCTTTGGCATTGAAGGTTTCTTCTGGTTAGGCTTAGGACCAGGATTCTCCTCGATTCCGACAAGACGAGGCTGTGGAGCTAATTGCTCCATATGAGAAACTGCCTTTCCAGCAATTGTACTCTCACGAGCCGCAAATTTTCGCTTTCGACTTGCAGCAACAGCCTCCTTCCTCGATTGCTCAACTGGCGGCGCATCTTGCACCTTCTCACCAGAATGAGATCCAATTTTCGACATGGCATACATTCCGGTCGCAACAAGTGCGGCCTTGGCCTTAGCTTTCAAGCCTTTGACCTTTGGAATTGCCTTCCAAGCCCTTTCAGCAAGGACGGCATCTGCAGCGCCACGATTCTTCGGCTGCTTAGAGTATGCCCAATCATGATTACGCGCAGCGTTATCAAGCTCATCAATCGGCTTAGTAGCAAATTGAACTTTTCCGAGCTTAGGGGCACCAGTATGACCTGGCCCCACATACTTTCCATGCAGCGCAAAATGTGGCGTGAAGTTGACCATATCAGGCCCAGGATTCTCTTCAACGCCAACCAATCGAGGCGCCCAGTTCATTCGCGAGCAGAACGGGCAATCATCATCGCATGAGTGATCATCACACGAACATTCAGCGCTCCAATCCAAACACTCCCAATCAGGATCATGCTTGGAAACTCCCTCACAAGGGAAATCAGGACAATTGCGAGGTTTCAAATTCTCAAGCCCATCCACAACATCCCAAAAGGACTCAAGCGTAGGGCTTGAAACATCTCGACATTGCTCACAAACTCCATGAAATGAAGTTTCGTGAATGCTGTACAGCTTCTCTGCAGCAAACACATCAATCATCTGAGCAATATCCTGAAGCGTCACCTTAATCGCTGCAGCGGGGGTCCACGCTGCTCCATTAAATGCGACATAAATAGTGACATAATGAGGAACGCTAACGATAGCACAATAAGGCCGATCATTGACCGGCTCGATCTTGTTATTTGGCATCAAGGCGATATTCTCGAAGAACGGAGTCTGTGAAACTCACTGAACTCTCAAAATTTTGAAACGGGAGGCATGCATTTCCATCAATCACCCGTTCCAATCCGGTATACAAGGCCCAACACCACATATCCGATCGCCATAGACCCAAAATTTGCTCAATGGGTATTCCATCAATTTCTCCAATTAGACTGTCTCTCCAATGTGAATTGAGGAGATAAGTGATATAATCACTCAAAATCTCACGACAGTCTATATTTGCCCACGAATCCAATCGTAAGGCACAGGCTCGCAAAAAATGCCATCTGACATCTTGCTTCTTGCTAGCCCACATGAGTGAACACAACACACGATCCGTCTCTGGACTTGGACACCAGACGCCCGGGCCTTGAGTAGGCATGAAGTCTCTTCCCAGTTTCACAAATGCTTGTGATAGGAATTCACATTCCTCGACTTTTCGAGGCGCTTCACACGGTGTTTTGGTGACAACACCAATTGAACTCCACACTCGCGCAATGTTAGAGGGATTAAACCACTCACTAACATCTTTAGCGCAAGAATAGGTGTTGTCATCACCATTGAGTTTGGCTGAAACATCTCTCATGAATTCTGTGTACAAAACCTTCTTTTCAGGCAAGTACTCTTCATGCAAAAGAATCCATGCATAAGCAAACAAACGAAATAATATCATCGTATTGTCCACAATGGTATTCGCACTACCACTGGGATTTCCTGTATGCTTACGTACAAGAAGACCATCTTCCATCACCACAAGTGAATGGACAGCCTGGTCATAGAGATTCCACAGCCTACGCTTGTTCTCGGCAGTTTGATCATCTCCGCGCAACATTTCAAATCTCAACTGAGCTTGCCCATACATCAAATAAGCAAGAAGACTACAATCAAAATCCTTCTCATCAAGTTCAAACGCACACGGATGTTTTGCCAACTTCCGATACAATCTATCCCATCCGGATGAGAACTTTGAACAACCAACGAAACTCCACGTGAATGGATTAGAGGAATAAAACCTCTCATTCATATCCAAACACATCCGATTCATACAGACAGTCTGCTCAAACGGTGAGGCAGTAAACGTGCGAATTCGACCAGCATCGATTTTCTCACGACTCCTCAATTCTCGCTTTTGAGAACATGTCCATAACGGAACATAATCACATCGCTCTTTAGCGAGTGACTCCCAATATAAGTCGCACACATCCTGCACGACATCAATAGGGATCATGGATTTCTTTGGCCATTGCAAAGACCAGGGATAACCGCTGGAGGTCTGCTTGTCCATCGCCTCCCACACACTCACAACATCCATCACACGACTTCCAAGACAATACGGAGCAAAGTGAACCTTCGTCCACTCTCCCGCTTGCCTCATGGCCTCTTCATCAACATCAAATTGAAGACGGTCATACTTTGCAAAGCTTGCATAGCCCTGCACTCGAGAAGGCGGAATCATGCGATACGCTTGCCTTTGCTTCTCGAACCAAGCAAATCTGCGTTCCATTCTTGGGGTGACATTTGCGAAATTTTTCCTACTACAAAAATACCCGAAACTCTCATTCGGGCTCTCCCAATATTTATCGGTAGATACCTTGAAGCAATGTCCAATATAATCTAAATTGCCTCCTTTGAAATAGGTATCAAATCGATCTCGCAATTGCTGAGCAACACTCATTCGCTCATCCTGCACATCACACATCCACACTCCTTCAGGAAATTTCCCATCGTACAGAAAGACCTTTCTGTCTAAATACTGGGCGAACACATCCTTCATGTGCTCCAGTTCTGGACGATAGGGCACTAGTTTTTTGACTCCGCAGAAGACTTTTCTTCAGTGGAGAAAGTGCCGCTTGCTTTAGCGATAATTTCTTTAGAGAATGCGATTCCAGCATTTACGGGTCCACCACGATAATGCCAGCCAAGAACGTGGTTGTCAGAGTTGACCAGAGGAGCACTGCAATTTCCATATGTTGTGGAATTTACATAACTCATCTGACCATCAGGTTGAATTTCCTGAACTGTTCCTTCAGAGTGTTTATATCTCTTCGCCAGAAAATCTGCGTAAGTAGAATAACCCACTATGCACAGCCGATCCCCAGACTTTGGAATCTGTCCTTTGAGATTCGGCACAGCTTCAAACTGTTTTGGATTTTTGAAAGCCCACAGATCTTTTTGATCAGTGGTATCAACTTGCACTGCATCTTCTTGCTTGAAGTAAGCAGTGACCAATTGATCTTTCAAATGGTATTGCACCTGAATAAATGCGTCCTTTGGCGCACCATCTGCTATATGCG